AGGGGCGAAGGTCGGTCGATGGGGTCAGCATGCAGCACCCTCCTGCTCGCGCGAGCGCAGCATCGCCACAGTCTCCCGCCCCAGTGAAGTCTCAGACCACCGAACCCCCTTCAAGTCCCCCCATGCGTGCATGTAGGTGATGAAGTTGGTTGCCAGGGCCTTGGTGAAACGCTTGGACTCGATGCCAACCTCGACCCACCCGTCACCATCGAGATTCGGGATCTGGCGCGGCGCGCGACCCTTCCACTCCTGGGCCAACTCGGGGTCATCCTTGGTGGCTCGGTAGAAGGCGTCGATCATCAAGCGCTTCCACTCCTCGGCGTCCATCTGCCGGCCGCAGTGGGTCAGCTGCTTGGCGAAGTCACGGAAGATCGAGTGGTACAGCCGCTCCTGCTCGCGGCTTTTGCGGATCACGAACTCGACCCAGACATCCTCGCCAGCTTCGAGCCAGGCGGCCACATGCTTGAGGGCTTCAAGAATCCACGCGCGGCCCTGTACCGGGTTGCGAAGTGTTGTGCTGAGTGCGGTGGTGCGGCTCACGACTTGATCCCCTTGCGAGCCTTCCAGTCCTCGGTGTAGGCCTGGCGCACGCGGTCGGCAGTCTCCTTGCCCAGCACTCGCTCCAGTGTGGCGAGGTACTTCCGGCGCTTGGACAGGATCAACCGGCGCAGCAGGCGAACGTGGCGGGTGATGTCGTCGGTGTCGGTCACGCTGCAGTCCCCGGCTTCTCGAATGGCTTGCTGCACAGGTGGATCACGAACGTCCCCCAGCCGACACCACGCCGAGGGCGCTCGATCCAGACGATCCCAGCCTTCTCGGCCGATGGGATGATTCGACCCAGCGACTTGCGCGACAGGCCAGTCAACTCAACCAGGTCGGAGTAGGTGCGTGGTGCAAACATCAACTCGCGCACCACATCGAACCACTTGGTTCGCCATCCACCATTGCTCTTGCGACGAGTCATCGTCCAACCCTCGAAGGTAGCGGCAGGTAGCTGCCAGGCGTCAAGCTGCCGAAGATGCTCGGCACTGACCTCTCATCGACGTGATAGCGGCCGAACCCTTTGGGCTCCAGCTGCTGCACCTTGACGTGCGCCGGGGTGATGACCTCGACAGGAACCGGCTTTGGTGCCGGCTTTGGCACTGACGCGGACTTGACGACCTGCAGCGCTCGGGCGGCCTTGGCCTTCTTCGCCGCTGCAGCCGCGGCCTTCTCGGCAGCGCGCCTGGCTTCAGCCTCCTTGCGCTTCTGCTCGCGCAACTCCAGCGCCTGCTGTCGACGGACCCAGGTGATCTTGGCCAACTCCTCGCCGCGGGTGCGCTTGACCTCTGCGCGCTGCGCCTGGGGCTTTTGCTTGGTGGCAGCAACATCACGCTCTCGCTGCTTGATCTTCCTCTCCTCCTCGGAGCGGCGCTGAGCTGCCTCGTCTGCGCTGAGCTTGGCGCTGTAGGCTTCAGCCCATTCGCTCGACGTGAAGTGCCGGCGCTTGGGGCCCTGACCAGCCGAGAACACCTTGCCATAGCGGCGCAGATCACAGATCGTCTGGCGAATGCGGCCGGGGTCGCACCCCATCGGGTCGGCGATGTCCTTGATCGACACCCCATCGCACCCGGCGGCGGCCAGGCGCTGTTCGACTTCAAGCATCACAGAGCCGCGATGCGCGGGCTTTCCTTTGAGCACGCTGCTGACTGGGGTCTTGCTGCGCAGACCCGCAGCAGCGTCAGCCTTCTCTTGGCTCAGGTAGTACCGCTGCGAGCCCTTCGGTCCAGCGGCCACGATGTACCCGGAACGCAGGTAGCCGTGGACATAGGCTGCGATCGAATGCGAGTCCATGTCTGTGGCCGCACGGATGTCTCGCATCAACGCGCCAAGCGGTTCGGCTGCCTTGATGGCCCCGCTGATCGTCGGCCAGCGGATGGCGTGGCTGCTGGAGACTCGGCGCATGTCTGGCGTCTTCATGCTGCCACTCCTCGCTCTGCTGCTGCCGCCTTCACACGGCGCTCATAGGCCGAGAACATCTCACCCCGACCCAGGTCGAACTCCCGTGAGTCCCATCGGCCCAGTCCCAGGCGCTCGCCCATGTCCTCGATGCCCTTGCGGGTGCTGTGCCATGGAACCAACTCGGCTTGAACCTGCTGCACTGACGGCGCTTCCCAGCGCGATTGGTTGAGCCAGACGAGCGGCGCCGGGATGAATTCCCCCCCACCTTTCCGCCATGCGTCAGACCGCTTCCAGTCCTCAAGCGAGGCCATGACACGCTCCGCGATGGCATCGCAACCACGGGACCGCCACTTGTCCTCGCACTGCTTCCGAGCGACCTTTCGTGGATGGGTCGGCCAGGCTTTCCAGAATCGGTCAAAGGCTCCCCCAGCGTCAGCGGGGGGTGGGGGGGCTTCGTCTACGGATTCGTCTTCGTCTCCGAATACGTCTAGGTGCGCATTTGCTGGCGATTGCAAACAACTGCTATCAGACGCTTCGCAATGTGCGCATTCACCATCAGGCGGTGCCGGGTGCTTGCTCTTTGAGCGGACTTGTTGCCCGAACTTCACAATCTCCAAGTACCGCTTCCCGTCCTGTGCCGGATACACCCTTACAAGGCCCGCTTCGGCAACCTGTGCCAGCCACTTGCCTACGTCCGAGTCGGATACTTTGTCGATCTGAAGCGGGTAGCACTTCGCCCGGATCAGTTTGGGGGATGCGCTAAAGCGACCGTAGTCATCAGCCACCGACATAAGGCGCCGATACAGCACTTCAGCGGCCCATGGCAGGGAGCAAACGGCCTCGCTCTCAAGGATGCCGTCGCGAAGCAGCCTAGTTGGCACGGTCAGACTTCCTTGAGTTGCAGCGGTTGCAAATGACACGCAGATTCACGGCATCGTTGCTTCCGCCGTTCGCAAGAGCCTTGATGTGGTCAACAGTCGGCCATCTCCTGCTGACCCAAAAGCGCATGTCATGCCCGCATTCGCTGCATTTGTTGCCGGCCTTCTGAATCAAACTGCGAATCAGCGATTCCGGAAGGCGGCCGGCGTCCTTCATGCGCAACTTGCGAATGCGAATCGTCAGTTCCCACTTGTATGACTGCAACGGATCGCCGGCCGTCACTCTTGGAAGCATGGCGCGAACCGCCATCACTTCATCTACCGTTGCCAGCGAACTAGGCTCCGGCAGGGCGGGCCGGAGAACCGCCTTTTCGGGAGCTACCCTAGCCAGGTCGAACACGATCACAGGGCTGACCCCTTGAGGGCGTCACCCTCTTTGATGTGAGACTTCCGATCCGATGGCCTGCCACCCATCGCGCCATTGCGGCGATTGGCTGCAACACGGCGGCGAACTTCAGTGATGACCTCGTTCGCCTTGTCGTGTTCATAGGTAGAACCGACTAACTTGAAGTAGCGACTGAGGATGTAATCCACAGCCTTTTTTTCGTCGTCTGACACCGCGCGAGCGATGGCGTAGCGGCGCTCATGCTCGATGCCGCACTCCTCCGCGTAGTACGCATCCAGCAGGCGCGTATAAGCGCCGTCTTCGAGCATTGATAACCCAAGGGTTTTCTTCAGGTAGTCGCCTGGGTAGCGGGGGTACTGGTTCATGGAAGGGGTCCAGTTCAGGCCGCGTCGTGCTCCAGCGCATCGAACAGGCTGGGCATCGAGAACTCGCGTTCAGCCGCGCGCAGGTAGTGCACCTGGTCCATGAAGTAGCCGGGGTTCAACTCGCTGCCACCACCGCGGCGGCCCTTCAAGATGGCCCGATAGGGCACGGTGCCCAGGCCGCAGAAGGGGTCGTAGACCACCTCGTCCGGGTTGCTGTAGCGGTCGATCAGCCGATCAACGATGTCGAACTGGAGAGGGCATACGTGCTTCTCAACAGCGCGTCGGCTCTGCTCGCTGTTCAGCGTCAGCATGCGGGTGATGTCGTGCCACACGTCCGGGTGATGCGACCCCGGGGCAAGGCTCATAAAGGTCGACGGCAGCGCGCCGCGCGCTTCCAACTCCTCACCGATCCGGACATGGAAGTCGAAGTCGTAGACCTGTTCCAGGCTGTACTGCGTGAACAGGCTGGCCAGCTTGTCAGGGCCCAGGCCAGCAAGGTCGTCGGCAGTCAGTTGCCGGTTTCCGCTCGAGCGCCAGAAGGCGTGTGCGTCAACCTGCCAGCGAGCCCGGGTGTAGTCGGCCTTCGACTTCACCACCGGAACATCGGCGTACCCCTTCGAGCGATCCGTCTGAGGCTTGCGGAAGATGATGATGTATTCGGGCGATCCGACACCCATCTTCGTGCCGTCTTTGCACTGCTCAGACCACCCAAGGCGATACGTCTGGTTGTTCTCGCGCACGACATCGGTGACGACAGTCACCATGCCCATGTAGTCAAAGCCGTGTTTGCGGCCGTGCATGATGGCCTCGCAGTGGAACGGACTCACCGTGGGCGCGCCAGCGCCGGTCACGTTGCCGAACAGGATGCGATCCTTGACGTGGCAGGCGTAGATTCGCCCGGGCTTCAGGATGCGCAGCAGTTCTGGCGTCAGGTGATCCATCTGCTGCCAGAAGTGGTCGTTGTCCTCGGTGTGGCCGAAGTCGTTGTAGCTGGGGCTGTACTCGTAGTGGTTGGCAAAGGGGATCGATGTGACGATCAGGTCAACGCTGGCCTCTCCCTGCAACTTGGCTTCCTCAACGCAATCGTTGTTCGCCACGGTGAATCGCTCGCCCTTCACTTCGATGCGCTTGACCCCAATGGAGCGGGCCAGCGTCTCTTGCATCGCCAGGTCGTTGAGGCCGTAGCGCTTGATGATCTCGGTCATGTTCTGAACCATCTCTTCGTGTTGCGCCCACTTCGATTGCAGGGTGCGAAGAACCTCGCGCTCTGACTCGCTGTGAACGATGTCGATGCGTACAGCGTGCTTCTGTTGGAATCGCTGGACCCGGTGAATGGCCTGAATGAAGTCGTTGAACTTGAAGCCGATGCCGGCGAAGACTTCGCGGTGGCAGTGGCGCTGGAAGTTGCAGCCACTGCCGGCGATCACCGGCTTCGTGGACAAGACTCGAAACTTGCCGTCCCCGAAGTCAACAATGCGGTTCTCGCGCTCGTCCAGGTCTTGACTACCCCACACGCTCACTACCTCAGGGATGGCCTGTTGGATGGCGTGCCGCTCGCTTTCCAGGTCGTGCCAGACGATGAAGTGATCTTCTGGGGATTCCGCGACTAGGCGCTGCACAACCTGAACGCGGGCCGGCAGGCTGTCGCGCTTCTCGGCTGCCGCGGCACTCAGGCCCAGCGCCGGATCGGTGAACAGCAGGCCCTGGCCGAAGCTGTCATGTCCGGCCCGGCTGTAGTCGCTGGGCACCTCGTGATAGCGGACATCCAAAGGTGGAAGCTCGTAGCCCTCATCGCTGTAACCCAGGTCGCTCGGCTTCGTGATGAAGACTGCCCAGCTCGCCACCCAAAGCCAGAACTCCTGTTCCTTGTGCGGGTAGAGGGTCAGGTTTCCGGCCTTCTCGCTGTCTCGCTGGAAGAAGCGGGTCAGTGCCTGGCCGGTGTCCATGACGCCCAAAAAGCCGGCGTAGTGGATCAGCTCCTTGAAGCGGTTCGGGCTGGGCGTGGCCGTGTTCACCAGCTTGAACTTCACCCCCTCAAAGAGCGGCAGGAACTCCTGATAGGTCTTGCTGCCGAAACTGCGCAGCACGCTCGCCTCGTCCAGGCTAACCGCCAGGAAGGCGCGCGGGTCAAGCTTGCTGTCGCGCACTGACTCGTAGTTGGTGACGTAGAACCGATGGTCCGGCACCATCTCAGCAGCAGTGCGGATGAACCGCAGTTCAATGCCCAGCATGGCGGCGTCGCGGATCAGCTCCTGCCGCACGCCCAAAGGGCAGACGATCAGCAGAGGCTCATCGCCAGGGACGGCCAAGGCGATCTGCCGAAGCCACTCGCACTGCATCACCGACTTGCCAAGACCGAAGCTGGCGAAGATGGCGCGATTGCCACCAAGCACGGCCCAACGAACGATGTCGCGTTGATGCGGGAAGAGGATCGGGTGCAGCGCTTGGGGCTCAACCTTGAAGCCTTTGAACTGCGCCATCTTGATCTTCTGGCGCAGTAATTCCATGTACTCGCTCACACCAACTCCCACTCACGAAGCCCAGCAGTCCCATGTCCTTTGCGGCGCGGCTGCAGGCTGATTCGAGAAACCGCCAGACGCTGACGGGTCAGGCGAAGAAAGACGGCACCGAAAGCGCGGGCGTCGTGCGGCTTGATGCCGGCGGCAATGCAGCTGTCCACCAACTCCTCGCCGGTGCGAGTTCCGCCTTCGAGCCGCTTGAGGATGTGTGCGCAGGCCTTCTCCACAAACAGCGGATCGACCTTCTTGGCCTTCTTGGCGGCAGCCTCCGCGGCCTGGGCGCCGAGCTTGCGGGCGTTGCGCAGCGCTCGACCGGCATCGCTCGCAGCCTTGTTGGGTGTCTTTGCGGGTGCGGTTGGAACAGGGCCGAACAGATCAACCTGTGGTTGCATCACGACCTCTTGATGGTGGGTTCAAGGCGGCGGCGAAGCTCGGGCTCTGCATCCAGCCGGTCGCGAGCTTTGAGGGTTCGATCGCGGGTGGCAATCTCGCTGGCGGTCATCGGCGCGACACGCGCGACGAAGCCGGGAGGGAAGGCCACACAGCCGTTCTCGTCCAGCAGCTGGAATGTGTAGCCGGGGGCTTGCCAGAAGCGGGGACGTTTCATGCCTTGCTCCCCTGCAACGACTGGATGCGTGCGGCCACCATCGCCAGCGACCGGGTTGCGGCAATGAAATCGCGCTGCAGCCGGTCAACCTCGTCTTCGCGCGACAGCGGCGAGGGGATCGAGTAGCCCAACTCCTGACAGATCCACACCATCGCGCTGTGCTGACCGTCCTCGCGGCCAAGGCGCATGATGTGGACAACCTCCTCCAGAGCCAACTTCTCCTGGCGCTCAGGGTTGAGGCAGGCGAGCAGATGCCGCTGAGCAGCCTCGACACCCTTGGCGGGCCAGAGCTTCACGCCGACGACTTTGGAGCCGCCGAGGGCCTTGACCAATTCGACCAAGGCGTCGTTCAGTGTGGTGACATCTGGATTCGTCATTTCCGACCCTTCCAAACACTTCCCAAACGCGGTGCCTCGATTTGGATGCGGGTGGAACGACCGATGCCCAGACTGCAGGGCATGGCACACACCGACATCCACACCTGGGCGAGAGCAGCGGTCGCGGCACTTGTCATGCGCTGCGCCCAATGGGCAGCGCTGGAGATGCGCAGCGAGGCGCAACGACTAATCGACCTGGCCGAGCGGCTGGCGAAGGGCTGAGTCATGTCAGCCCACCCGACTCGCTGGGTAGTGGTTGCGGACGTGCGCGATGAAGTAGCGCCCGACCGATCCGGCAGCCATCAATTCGCGGTGCACGCTGGCCGGGACACCTTGGTACTGGTACGACGAGCCGGAGTTGAACTGGACTTCGAGCGTCATCGACTCAGCGTCATAGCCAATGGCGCTGATGTTGGAAGAGGAGACGGGGGTGAGGTCCATGGGTCAGCCCTCCTCGCCGCTTCGCACGGCAGCGATGGCGCGACGCATGCAGTCAACAGCTTGAGCGCGGGTGACGCCCAGGACGTACTCGCTGTGTCCGACTTGCTGGCCGTATTGGCTGGCATTGCGCACAGCCATTACTTCGGCTGGATGCTTCCGATGGGAGGACTGCCTGATTCCAGCGACGACGGGCGCGGGTCCAAAAACATGCACCCAAGAAATCGCACCCCCAACAGCGCTCCAGTAGCCACGAATGCGATCGCGAGGGTTGGACGAGATTCCGAACTTCACGCGACCGTCATCGAAGCCAACGGCATAGAGCCAGCGACAACGCTTGCCAGCGAAGAGCCGGCTGTTGTTGTTCGGCAGGATTCGGAGTCCGCGCTTGTCCGAGTGCTCTTGAGCGTGCACATGCATCCGCAAGACCTGGCCCATGAATCAGCCCTCCACCTTCTCTGGAACCTGTGGAGCACCCTTGCGGCCAACGATGTCGGGCCAGTGGATGTGCCAATCGAGAGGGCGGAACTCCCAACGCCGAATGCCAGTGGCCTTCTCGGCGGTCGGGCAGTAGATCGCCGGCAGACCGGACTTGAGCCAGTGGCTGACGTGACCATGCTTCTTGCCGAAGAGGGCACCGAATGCGGCCAGCGTCTTGCCGTCGGTTGCATCAATGGCGCGTCGGACTGCCTGGACGGCCATCAGGCGGGCTTCTTCTTCGGTCATCGGTGCCTCATGCAAGCAAAGTAATTTGCATGATAGAGGCAAAAAAGCTTGCGCGCAAGTGCCGCAAAATCATTTGCATGACTGACACGCTTCGACGGGCCAAGCTGGTGCGCGACTGGCGCACTGGATGCGGCCTATCGACCGCCGACCTGGCCGCTCAGATCACGAAGCTCAGTGGGCCCAAGGTGCGCCGTCAGAACATCGAGCAGTTCGAGGCGGGGGACATCGACCGCCCGCGCTACCTGCCAGAGCTGGCGCGCGTCATGGGCTATGCGTCAGTGGACCAACTGATCCGATGCGAGCCGCCGCCGAAGGCTGGGCAGGAGTCGGAGTTGTCGCCTGAAGCATTGGCGCTCGCCAGAAGCTTCGACCGCATCCCCAAGGGCCAGATTGAGCAGATGGCACTGGCGATGTGCAAGACAGCCATAGAGCAGGCGATAGCCGCCTCGCAGGCAGTGAGTACGCCATTGGGGGAGTCCATCCCCGCAACGGGAACGAACGGCCGTTGAGGAATGACCGGGTACATCATGCCGCGGATCGATTTTCTCGGCGCGCGCGGACATACGTCTTGCGTAGATGCGACATCGAATCCCCTAGTGCTGGGGACGTGCAGTGCATCCGTGGGACATGGGGGATCTTCGGGGAGTAGTGCGTAGCCTGGCGCATCCAGGCGGCTCAGCAAACGCTAGGGAGATTGGCGATGAGCGTGTGTAGGCGAGTGGTAGTTGCAGTCATCGGCGCTGCCGCAGTTGGGCAATGCATGGCCCAGCCTGGATCAGTCCTCTCGTCGCCTGGGCAGAGGTACGTCTTTGGGCAAGTCTCAGAGTATGCCCGTCACCAGTATCTGTTGGACACGCAGACTGGCCGACTGTGGCAATTGGTCTGCGCCAAGAGTGGAGAGAAGACGGCTACGGGTGAGAAGGCGCCATGTGTGCTGAGCGGACTTGATCCGATTCCGTTTCTTGGCACTGACGGCGAGCCGGTGGCATATCAGCCAGCCACGAAGCAATGAGGATTGCTGCGCAGTTCGGCCCATCTAGGAACCAACAGAAGCAAGCGATGAGGACGGTTGCAGCCTGCGTCACGCTGCTGATGTCCATGGCAGCGCAGGCAGAGTCCGTTACGGTCAAGTACCGCGGCCCTGTCGATGTCAGCCGGATGGACTGCCACAGCCGGCCCAGCTCGCTTGTCTGGCGTACCTGCTATGACCAGGCCAACCGCTACCTCGTGGTGAGCCTGAAGGGCACCTACTACCACTACTGCCGCATGCCTTCCGCTGTTGTGCGTGAGTGGCGCGAAGCAGATTCCATGGGGCGCTACTACCTCGCCAACATCAAGGCTGGTGCCTATGATTGTCGAGCGGGTGGAGTTCCGCCCGGATAGCGTCCCCATCCTCAAAAACAAGCCCGCTAAGTGCGGGCTTTTTTGCGTCCCTAGATCAAGGGGTATGAGGCGATGATAGCAAACTAGCTTGCATCACGCAAAGAAGTTTGCTAGGATGACCCCCACGCTGCATCACACAAGCAGCGCGGGAGCCTCAGATGCCAGACGATCAAGCGACCAAGACTACCAAGCCGGTCGAGGTCATCACCACCTTCAAGGGCTTCGACAGCGACATGCGCTGCCGTGGCTTTCAGTTCGAGGTCGGCAAGACCTACACCCACGACGGCGATGTGAAGGCCTGCAAAGGTGGCTTCCATGCCTGCGAGTACCCGCTGGATGTGTTCCAGTACTACGCGCCAGCCGGCTCGCGTTTCGCAACCGTTGAGCAGTCAGGCGACCTGAGTCGCTACGGTGAAGACACCAAGGTCGCAAGCCGCACGATCAAGATCGGTGCTGAGTTGAATCTGGCAGGGATCATCAAGGCCGCGATTGAGTACACCACCAGTCGCGCCCTGCCGGTTAACCCGAAGTCTCCAGCCAGCGCGACCGGCGACCAT